CATGGGTCAAACTCCAGGTACAGTTGAGGCTGCCGATTTGAACGAGGCAAGAGCCTTTTCGAGATCAGCAATGGCGTCGGCCGGAAGGGCCTGTGGTTCGGTAGCGCTCGGCGTACCAGAGTCGGCAGCGCTGGGCGTGCCGGTTTTGAGCTCTTGAATCATTGCCCGGCGCTCAGCGCGAGGCATGCCCTGCTTGGCGAGGATTACGTCCAGGCGGCGGGCTGCAATTTGATGCGGGGTTGCGGCCTTTGCGCCTTCCTTGGCTTCGGCACTGTCGAGCAGGCTGTCGGCAAATCCTTGATCGACAGCATCGCCTCCGCCAATCCAGCTTTCATCGTCCATCAGCTTCTGCATCGCCTCGATGTCGTCACCGGTGCGCGCTGCATAAATGCCTGCCATGGCTCTGTCGAATGGCTCCAAGGTGTCCGCCATGTCTCGAAGGCCTAGCCGATTCGCGGCAACGCCTACCCAACAGTTGTGAATCATCAGGAACGCGCCGAGACCCATCCGGATCTCATCACCCGCCATGGCAATGACCGACGCTGCCGAAGCGGCGATGCCGAGAATCTTGACGGTCACCTTGCCCTTGTATTCGCGCAAGATGTTGTAAATCGCCAGGCCCTCGAACATGTCGCCGCCTGGCGAGTTGATGTTCACGGTGACGTCCGCGCCGTTGAACGTGCGCAAAATGCCGCTGATGCGTTTGGCAGTCACGCCGTCGCCTGTCCAATAGTCATAACCGATAGGATCGAACATTGAGATGGTGTTCTCTTCCTCGGTCGCGGCACGAATGTCTGGATTCCAACGCTCAAGCGCCAGCGGCAACAAGTCCGATGAAGCGCTCGCGCACGGGCGACCCACCGGCGCGGCCGGCAGTGTTCTGATCGTCATGGTTACTCCGAGGGTTCAGTGATGCTGAGCCGGGAAATAGAGATAAGGGCATGGGCCATCGTTGGGGCGTCCGGATCGCCACCGTCGAGCGCTGTGCAAATATCCTGCAGCAGTTCGCGCGTTGCCTCCCGGTCGCTGTCCTTGTGCGCAGTGAGTGCCTTGGACATGAAGCGGTTGAACCTGGCTGAAATGTCCGTGCCCTGCTCCAGACTCGCCAGCGCGACCATCGCCGACTGGACGGTGTAGATGTCGCCGCCAGGGATCGGAGGTAAGTTTTCCAGTCGACGAACTTCGTTGCGGCTCATCCAGCCATTCATCAACGCGGTGTTGTACCAGGCGCCACGGCCGGAACTGTCTGCCCGCAACAACCCCTCAACCGAGAACTCAGCGAAGAAATCGTCGGCATCCGCATCACCGATCAGGCACCGGGTGATTTCCTGCTCGATATTCACCAACAGAGGTCGCAGGCTGTTGGTCAGAAAGTGCAGGTTTTGCGCTTCGACACTGGCCGCCCAGCTGCTCTGCTTGTCCATGTGCCCTACCATGAATGGCGGGACGCGGAACCAGCGGCAAATTTCCTCTACGTTGAATCCCCGGGTTTCCAGCATCTGCGCCGCTTCGGGGTTCATCGTTACGCTTTGGTACTTCAGGCCAGCTTCCAACACCATTGTCTTGCCGGCATTCTTCGAGCTACTGAACGCGGCCAAACTGGCGCGGAGTTGTTCGCGCTGCTTCGGGGTAAGCGTACCTGCGCCCTGTGCAGTACCGCCCTCGACGGTGAGAAAGCCGGAAGCTTGCAAGCCATGGGCAAACACCTTGGCAGCGGCCTCTTCCGCCGACATCGCGGCGCCCATCACGTCGCGCCCGGTAGTGATCGGCAACATGCCGCAGACACCATCCAGGCCAAACCCACGAATGTGCATCAAGTTCTTTTCCGGAATGTCGCGCTCGATGCCGTTTTCGGTGTAGGTGTATTGCAGTCGGCCGTTATCCTGGCGCTTAACCGTCATGCACTGCGGCATCAGCGGGTTCAGCGCAATAATTCGCGTGCCTATGTATTTTTTCTCGATGAACGCGTTGCCGCGAAGGCAGATGCTGGCCACCACCATGAGCATGAAGCGCTGCGGGGTCATCTCTGCGTTCGGTGAGCGGCAGAGCACTCGGAACAGCGGATGATCCTTGGCGGATTCCCGCGACCCGTCCGGCATCCTGCGATACAGCTTCAGCGGCAGCGTTGATACCGACTCAGAGAGCAACCGGACACAGGCCCACACGGTGGAAAGCCGTATAGCGCCATCGACGGTTACGGTTTTGCCGCTGGTGGAAGTGCCGAACCATTCCTGCCAAAACGCTTCACTGGTCAGCCCGACAGGTACACCGAGCCAGCTTTGGAGAGCGGAGCGAATCCGCCCCGGTTTCTTTTTGCTCGCCATTAGAGCCCTGCCATTATCGGATTATCAAAGAAGTCATCCACGTTGCCCCGCGCCGTTGGATTCAGCGACATAAGCGCCACGGCGTTGAAGAAGGCCATTAATGGGTCAATTTTTGCGGTGCCTGATGCCTGCTTGGTGATCAGGATCGAGTTGCCGACAGGCACCACTTTCGCGTTGCCGCAGCACCAGGCCATCATCGGCTGTCCACCGTGGACGATTCCGCCTTCGGCCAGCTTGCGCTCAGCAGTTTTGATCGAGCCGCCCAGCTTCCAACCCTGGGAAATACCTATCACCATGTCTTTGGGGATTTCAGCCGCAATCAGCGCATCAAGAATCCCGCCCACACCGGCCGGGTCTACGCCAATCATGTCCAGCAGTCCGGACACGTAAATCTGAGACACCAGCTCGGCGACCTGCTCAACATCCTTGCCGATGTAATCCACGAGAATCAGATCGCCGTCTTTGGCGAAGTCGAGGAATCGAGGCGCTTCGCTTTTACGGCGCTCCAGCACGGTCGGATGAGCCCACGCCCGCGTCCACACTAACCACTCGCGCGTTCTTGAATCACGCCCAACCACGGCCATGCCGAGCAAGTCGTCGAGCCCGCCGCCGTCGATACCGACGTCAATGACTTCGCAACGCTCGATCAGCAGTTCAAGAGAAAGCCGTTTGATTTTCGCCTGGCTGATCCAGAACTCGGCGCCCGCCCAGCGATTGGCCCGCAGGTTCATGCCTATTTCAACGTTCAAGTGCTTGGCGAGAAACTTCCGCTGTGCGCCCGGCTCTTTCTGGGCTTCCTTGACCATCTGATCTTCAAGCCATTCGCGGCTAACGGAGCGCCCCATGTTCGGGTTGGTGACGTAAAAGTTTTCCGGCTTGAGATAATCCTCCGCCTCGACCATTGCCTTCGGATATTCATAAAGAACACCGAGCGACTTTTTGTCCTGAATCTTTCCGTCCCGAACATCGCGGTAATAATCGACCTTTTCCTTGAAAACGCCCGCTGGTGGCTCGTCGCTCTGGGTCGAGAGGTAAATCACGAATCCCTCATCCCGAGATATCTGGCCGCCAGTTGCTTCCATCAGCATGGCATCGGCGTTGGGCCGTTTGCCGAACACCCAAAGCTCATCGATCAGGATCTTGCCGGATTTTTTTCCGGACACCGTGTCGGAGTCGGCGGCCACCACCTTGAGTGCGGCCTTAGTGGTCAGGTGCGTAATCGTCCGGATGTGGTCCTGGACATGAAGCATCGTTTCCAGCACTGGATTGGCTCGCACCATCGCGGCTGCTGGCTTGTAGCTGTTCTGGGCTACCTCGATGGTTGGCGCCAAGATCAAGAGTTCTTCGTTGTCCCGCCAGTTGCGCACCAGGGCCGTAACCATAATCCCGGCCGCAATTGTCGATTTGGCGTTCTTCTTGCTGATTAGCAGGAAGTACTCGCGAATCATCTGCTTGCCAGTTTCAACATCGTAGGCCCCAAAGATGGCGGCCACAAAATCAAAAACCCACTGTTCGCAACACTCGCCAAACGTGGGTTGACCTGGCACGTCGACCACGCGCAACGACTTGAACAATTCGAGCGCGGCGTCTGCCTCGGATCTAAACAGCGGCGGGAAAGGAATCAGGGACTGGCGCGAAAGTATCCGGCGTTCCCAGTCGGGACAAGCTGTCGACCACTCCATTTACTTCACCGACCGCAGGGGCGGCTTGCCTGTGCCATACATTCCTGCAGCGGCTTTCTCTGCAGCGTCCTGCTTGTCTTCTTTTTTTCCGGTCTCGCCTTTACGTTGATGCATGAAGGGCATCAGCGCTTTTGCGGCGTCGACTCTAAGCTTTGCCTCGGCTTCTGGGTCATTCATGGCCGCGATCAGAAAAGCCTTCGGATCTGTGAAGGTCAGCGCCCGGGCTAAGTCGAATCCTGGCACGTCATCCTCATCGTCCAAATCGGGATCGACCACCCTGGGTGATTTCG